TGATAATATACCTTTTTACGAACAACTGGATTTGAAAACTAGTTCTGGATGGCCATACAATAGAGTTCCCGAGTTTGAGTCAAAAGAGAAATGGATTTTAGCGAAAAGGGATGAAACTCTACGAATGGTTGATTGTGAAATACATCCAAAACTACAAACTATTATGGAATTTAAACATGAACAACGTTTAAATGGAATTGTACCATCTACAGTATTTGAAGATCATTTAAAAGATGAAACTTTACACATTGATAAAGTACGAAATTTTGCCAAAACGCGCGTTTTTTGTATGAGTCCAATTGATTTTTCTATTCAAGCACGACAAGCATACTTAGATTTTTGCGCTTCTTTTATCAATGCAAAAATAGATGCCTTCCATTCAGTTGGTATAGCGTGTGATGGGTATGAGTGGAAAAAGCTATATGGAAAATTGCGTGAAAAAGGTGATAACATCATGTGTATTGATTATTCTAATTTTGGACCAGGATTTAATGCAGAACTTAGTTATGCAGCCTTTCAGTCCATAAACGCATGGTACGACTATTATTATCCTGGTGATGATGAAATGCGCTCTGTGCGTGACATTATGATGTATGAGTGTAGTAATTCCATACATGTATGCAGAAATTTACTGTATGCACAAATGGCGGGTAGTCCATCCGGCTCACCAATAACAACTTATCATAATAGTTTGGTAAATATGTTGTATATAATGTGTGCTTATATTACAATATGCAAAGAACAAGACAAATATGAAAATATGTCCCTGAAGTTTTTTACTGATAATATTTTCTTTTCCGTTTATGGTGATGACATGATCTGTAGCGTTACTGAAGCAGCTAAGTTTTTCAATATGAAATCTATGCAAAAGGCTCTGGCGCGTTATAAAATTAAAATTACAGATTCTTCAAAACAGGATGAAATACCGAATGAATTTATATCTATGCAGGATGCAGAATTTTTAAAGCGTAAGTTCTATGTATTTGATCATAGGGTTTTAGCTCCATTAAATCCTGACTCGGTTTATTCTTGTAGTCAATACATAAGGAAAATTCCAAATATTGACCAAGCCACAATGGTTAATGCAGAGGCGGCAATACGTTTATCGTATGGGGGGGGGCCGCATTTCTTTACTAAAATTAGTAAGAAAATAAATGAAGCCCTACGCAAGGTTGATTTACCCCCTATTTACATTACATGGCATGAAATTGATATGCTCTTTTTTCGTCCTTCATTGGATAGCGGCTATTTAGTTGCCTAAACTATGGCATTTAAATTTACTTTTCTTAAGGTGGTGGCTGTGGAAATCACTGATCTTTTCAAATTTTTCACTACTGAAAT